TTCCGATCTAAATAGTATATGTGATTTTTTTATGTAAATTTACACCTCCCCACCGATTAAAATAAACGATTATAAAAATCAAAAACTTATAAATTAACTTATCATTTCTAAACTAAACTTATAAATACTGTGTAACAACTTTTCCAACTTATCCAACCTATAACATATTCATCAAATACAAAATTTATGTATCTATTGACTTTTATTTAAAATCATGATTTGAAAATAAAATCTAATTTCTTCTATTAAATAGTAGTTTTAAATTATTTAAAATTTTTAATGATACTCTATTGACAAAATTTTTAAACGTTTGTTATACTGTTAATGTAATCAAATCAAGGAGGTAACAAAATGGTTAATGTTGATAATGCACCAGAAGAAAAAGGACAAGCATATACTGAAATGTTACAACTATTCAATAAGTTGATTCAATGGAATCCAGCATATACATTTGACAATGCAATCAACTTAGTATCCGCTTGTCAACAACTATTATTAAACTATAACAGTTCTGTTGTTCAATTCTTAAATGATGAATTAAACAACGAAACTAAACCAGAATCAATATTGTCTTATATTGCTGGTGATGACGCTATTGAACAGTGGAACATGCACAAAGGATTTTATGAAACGTATAATGTTTACGTTTTTTAGAAAGGAGTGATATAATAATGAAACCTGATGATATTGTTACATTAAGAATTAAGGGATATATTCTTCATTATTTGGATGATAAAAATGAATATGTTGAAGAATTTATCCCACTTCATGAGTACCATTTATCAAAAACACAAGCAAAAGATTTAATCCCACAATCATATACACTATTATCCACTACACGCACAACGAAAACAATTCAAGTTTATTACAATGACCTACTACAAATCGCAATTGCAGAAAGTAAATAATTTAAATAAGAGGAGAAATTAAAATGACAAACGTAAAAGATATTTTATCAAGACACCAAAACACATTAGCGAGATTCGAGTTTGAGGAAAAAGAAAGAGAATTTATCAAACTATCAGAATTAGTAGAAAAATACGGTATGGAAAAAGAGTATATCGTTAGAGCATTATTTACAAACGAAAAATCAAAATTCGGTGAACAGGGTGTTATCGTCACTGACGACTATAATGTAAACTTACCGAATCACTTAACTGAATTAATTAAAGAAATGCGTCAAGACGAGGACGTTGTTAACATTATCAATGCTGGTGAAGTTCAATTCACAATTTATGAGTATGAAAATAAAAAAGGTCAAAAAGGTTACTCAATCAACTTTGGTCAAGTATCATTTTAATACAATTTCATAGGGGGTATTTATCCCCTATTTTTATGAGGTGCTAAACAATGGAAAAAATATACACTACCGTATTATTATACAATGTATCAATTAATGAAACATATGAACATGAAATTGAACAATTCGAAAAAATAAATAAAGTTAAGGTAATATATAGTTATTTCGACGCAAATTTTTACAAAAAAGGCGCATATAATCTTTGTGTAAAATACATTAAGGAGATATAAAAATGATATATGATTACGGAGGATTTAAAGACCATGAATAACCTACTAGATATTATTATTGTTTTCCTTTTAGCATTTTTAATTACACTTGTAATAATTATGACAATGCATATACGTGTGTCATTTGGTGTTTTATTTACTACATTAATTATATTCTACATAATCTTTTTAGTTGTCATATATGGTTTATATGGAGGTCGTTAGCAATGGTTAGACGTACGTCAGCAATGGATAGATGGGTAAAACAAAAAGAAGAAAGAAGAAAAAAAGAAGAAGAAAAAAAGAAAAAAGATTTTACTGGAGTTGATTTTAAGTTTGACGATGTTGATTTACAAAATGCCTATATTGAAGCATGGGAAAAATATAGTTATTTACCTCATTTTCCAAAAGATAAAAATGTAAGTTACGTATTAGCTAAATCATTAGTTAGTGGAAAACATTCAAAACAATTAAATCATATAATTAGTATATATGAACGTAATGATGATAAAAATAACATAAACGCAAATTTTCATAAAAACGCAATGATTAATATTGAAGCAGAAAAACATCAATCATCAATATCGAGATATATAAAAGGTATAAATGATTTATTTAATAAAATAGGATATAATGATAGACCTATGACAACAATTGATGATGTAAAAGTGAGGTATAATTTTTTATTCTATGCCAAATACGATAATTAATTTTAATACTGTAAACGACATAATAAACTATTACAAGGAGAAAAAACATGGTGAAACAAAATCGTTTAGACATGGTAAGAGATTATCAAAATGCTGTCAATCATGTAAGAAAAAAAATACCAGATAACTATAACCAAATAGAATTAGTCAATGAACTCATGAATGATGATATAGACTATTACATATCTATTTCAAACCGTTCTGACGGAAAATCGTTCAACTATGTTTCATTCTTTATTTATTTAGCTATAAAACTTGATATTAAATTTACTTTATTATCACGTCATTATACATTACGTGACGCTTACCGTGATTTTATTGAGGAAATCATTGACAAAAACCCACTATTCAAATCTAAGCGTGTGACTTTTAGAAGTGCTAGAGATTATTTAGCTATTATCTATCAAGATAAGGAAATAGGCGTGATTACAGATTTAAATAGTGCTACAGATTTAAAATATCATTCTAACTTTTTAAAACACTACCCTATTATTATATATGATGAGTTTTTAGCACTTGAAGATGACTATTTAATTGATGAGTGGGATAAGTTAAAAACAATTTATGAATCAATCGACCGTAACCATGGTAATGTTGATTATATTGGTTTCCCTAAAATGTTCTTATTAGGTAATGCGGTCAACTTTTCAAGTCCTATTTTAGCCAATTTAAATATATACAACTTATTACAAAAACATAAAATGAATACATCACGACTTTACAAAAACATTTTTTTAGAAATGCGTAGAAACGATTACGTTAATGAAAAACGTAATACACGTGCGTTTAATTCAAATGATGACGCTATGACAACTGGTGAATTCGATTTTAATGAATATAATTTAGCAGATGATAATTTAAGAAATCATATCAACCAAAACGGTGATTTTTTCTATATTAAAACTGATGATAAATATATAAAAATTATGTATAATGTTGATACTTTTAATGCTAACATCATTGTAATACCTTATACAAAACAATATGAGTTTTGTACTAAAATCAAAGATATTGATGACAATGTTATTTATCTAAGAGAAGATATGTTTTATAAAGAAAACATGGAACGTTATTACTACAATCCAAGTAATTTACATTTTGACAATGCTTATTCAAAAAATTACGTGGTTGATAATGATAGATATTTATATTTAGATATGAATAAAATTATAAAATTTCATATAAAAAATGAAATGAAGAAAAACATCAACGAATTTGAAAGAAAAGAAAAAATATATGAAGATAACTATATAGAAAATACAAAGAAGTATTTAATGAAACAATACGGCTTATAAAAGGTGTGTTAGATTATGGGATTACTTGAGTGTATGCAATATCATAAACATCAACGAAAAATGATATTGTATTGGGATATTGAAACATTATCATATAATAAAATAAACGGACGCAATAAACCTACACTATATAAAAACATAACGTATTCTGTTGCTATTGGTTGGTTTAATGGTAACGAAATTGATGTTGAAGTATTCCCCAGTTTTGAAGCCTTTTATGATGATTTTTACAAGTATGTTAATCGCCGTGATACAATCACAAAATCAAAAACAAATATTATCATGATTGCACATAACTGTAATAAATACGATAATCATTTTTTACTTAAAGACACTATGCGTTATTTTGATAATATTACACGCGAAAATGTATATTTGAAATCTGCAGAAGAAAATGAACATACAATAAAAATTCAAGAAGCTACTATTTTAGCCAAAAATCAAAATGTGATTTTAGAAAAACGCGTTAAATCTTCAATCAATTTAGATTTAACAATGTTTTTAAACGGTTTTAAATTTAATATCATTGATAACTTTATGAAAACCAACACATCTATTGCAACATTAGGTAAGAAATTACTTGACGGGGGTTATTTAACAGAAAACCAACTTAAAACAGATTTTAATTATACAATTTTTGATAAAGATAACGATATGTCAGATAGTGAAGCTTATGACTATGCTGTTAAGTGTTTTGATAATCTTACATCTGAACAATTAACCTACATTCATAATGACGTGATAATATTAGGTATGTCCCATATTCATTATAGTGACATTTTTCCAAATTTTGACTATAACAAATTAACATTTTCACTAAATATCATGGAATCTTACTTGAATAACGAAATGACGCGTTTCCAATTACTCAATCAATATGGAGATATTAAAATATCTTACACACATTACCAATTCCACGATATGAATTTTTATGACTATATCAAATCGTTTTATCGTGGTGGTTTGAATATGTATAACACCAAATACATAAACAAACTAATTGATGAGCCTTGTTTTTCAATTGATATTAATTCGAGTTATCCTTATGTGATGTATCATGAGAAAATTCCGACATGGTTATACTTTTACGAACACTATTCAGAACCAACGTTAATACCTACTTTTTTAGATGATGACAATTATTTTTCATTATATAAGATTGATAAATATGTATTTAATCATGATATTTTGACTAAAATCAAATCACGTGTATTACGTCAAATGATTGTAAAATACTATAATAATGATAACGATTACGTTAATATCAATACAAATACATTAAGAATGATTCAAGACATTACGGGTATTGATTGCACGCATATACGTGTTAATTCGTTTGTTATATATGAATGTGAATACTTTCATGCACGTGATATTATTTTTCAAAATTATTTTATTAAAACACAAGGTAAGTTAAAAAATAAAATCAATATGACATCACCTTATGACTATCATATCACTAATGACATCAACGAACACCCATACTCAAATGAAGAGGTTATGTTGTCAAAAGTAGTACTCAATGGTTTATATGGCATACCTGCGTTACGTTCACATTTTAATTTATTTCGTTTAGATGAAAATAACGAATTGTATAACATCATTAACGGTTATAAAAACACAGAACGTAATATTTTATTTTCTACATTTGTAACATCACGTTCATTGTATAACTTATTAGTACCATTCCAATATTTAACAGAAAGTGAAATTGACGACAATTTTATTTATTGTGACACTGATAGTTTGTATATGAAATCCGTTGTTAAACCCTTATTGAACCCCAGTTTATTCGACCCGATAGCCTTAGGTAAATGGGATATTGAAAACGAACAGATAGATAAGATGTTTGTACTGAATCATAAGAAATATGCATATGAAGTGAATGGAAAGATTAAAATAGCCTCAGCTGGTATACCGAAAAACGCCTTTGATACAAGCGTCGATTTTGAAACCTTTGTACGTGAACAATTCTTTGACGGTGCCATTATTGAAAACAATAAAAGTATCTATAATGCTCAAGGTACAATATCGATATATCCGTCTAAAACTGAAATTGTATGTGGTAATGTATATAATGAATATTTTACTGATGAACTTAATATGAAACGTGAATTTATCTTAAAAGACGCTAGAGAAAATTTTGACCATAGTCAATTTGATGATATTCTTTATATTGAAAGCGACATTGGTTCGTTCTCACTTAATGACTTGTTTCCAGTTGAACGTTCAGTACATAATAAATCAAATTTAAATATATTAAAAAATCAACATGATGACATCAAAAAAGGCAACTGTTAAATAACAGTTGCCTTTTTCTTTTGAGATAACATGAAAAATGTGTACGAAAATTGATTATGTTTTGTATTTTATTTACTAGCATTACTAGCATGTATTTATTATATCATAGTTAATTAAGCAATACCACTGAAGAATACAATATTATCACCAGCGTTATGAGGTACACCATTAATGAGTGTATACAATACAACCCTTGACGGAGCAACGTATGGTGGAACATTATAGTTTGCTACTAAGAATGAACCATCGTCAAACACAGCAACAACTACACCCGTGTGACCGATACCATATATGCTTGCTTGTAAGTATGGTGGTTTACTTGAAAAGCCATAACCGACAGTAGGGTTGTGCGTTGTTTTTGCACCTAACTTTTTATAAACATACCACACACGTTGACCGTTTGTTATTTGTCCGTCGTCGGTAGGTTGTCTTTTACCATGTAGTTGTGACATATACGCCCATGTTAATTCTGTACATTGTCCTGCATTACCCGTTTGAGGAAATATGTTACCTGGTTTGTATAAATATTCTTTTTTGAATAAAGGTACACCAATTGCTTTTTTATATTTTTCTGGTAACTGTGCATACGTCCAGTTACCACCAATGACACGACCACTTTTACCATTTGGTTTGACTGATTTACCACTAATTGGTTTATGGTCTCCGTCATCATCAGTAGGGTTTGAACTACTACCCCCACTATCTACTTGCACGCTATCAATCAGTTTTTTTAATGAATCGAGTAGCCCAATCGTCATTTTAATATGATATGTGTTGTTAAATGTTTTTTGTAATGTAAAATAATCATTACTAAAAAATTTGTCACTACCTATACTGTGTACATCCCATTGTAATGCGTCTTGTACTTTTTTTAATAATTCTTGCATGGCTTGTTTTGCTAAAGCGAGCAGTGAACTACCACTGTCACCACTACTACCACTGTCAGACGAATCACTAGGTGAACCACCTTTACCGTCTAATTTACCACCCCACGCAAGAATAGTATTCGCACCGTCTAAAAATGGATTACCATAGTTTTGTACTTTATTATATGACGCTTTCAAACCTAGGGGATAATATGCCGCCCAAGTAGCTGCTGCTGTTAATGGAATATACGCACGTCCGATTGTACCTGCTTTCATATTTTTAGCAAAATCTGCATTACCTTTTCTTTGTACGTCTTGAGGTACAAAGTGAACGATGTTACCTGCGTCATACCAAGACGGTTGTCCTGCTTGTTTTGATTGTGATACTAATTTTCTTGCAATGAATTTAGCGTCTGTTAAATAGTCACCTCGTGCAGATGTATGGTTCAACCAACCTAAACCAGCGCTATACCCCTCATTTTTTTCATATACAGCAAAAAGAGTAGGCGATACACCTATCTCTTTTACTGCTTTTAATACTTGTCTGATTTTACTTTCATTACCACCAAGCCATACATTAAAGCGTCCATACCCTTTTACTTTAGGGACTAACTGGTCTATCGTTAAACCGAAATCATCATTAATATACGAATGCGTAAATTTATCTATCTTCTCTTGGTCGTTCATTATTATCACTCTTTTCAGAATCGTTTTTAATTACTCTTAATTTATCTTTAATTTGTTCTGGCACTAATACGTCCATTTCTGCACAATTTTCTACGATAGATAAGCCCTCATTCGCAATATAATAGAAAATCGTAATCATGAGTAAGCCACCTTTTAATTGTAAAATCTGGTCAATGATGTTCGCTAAAATGATAATACAGAATATCAATAATTTTTTAGCAAAACCTTTCATTGATTTTTTTGACCATAGATTATTATTTTTAATGGATTTTGAAATACCTGTAATAATATCAACAAACATTAATACAAATAAAAAATATAGTAATTTTAAATCGCCTGCATATATAAACATGTGAAACGCTTCTGAATCTGTAAACCTAAATTTTACTTCATTCATTTTACACACCCTCTCTAAATTTGTTATTTAATGGATTTTGTAACATAGGGTTACCTGAACCATCATTATGCCAAAATCTCACACCAGATTCTAAAATAGCTTTTAATTGTTCCATTAACATAGGGTCAATGTCACGTATGGTATACGTACCAGTACATTTTAAATAGTTGCAAACAGTCATACTGTTAATCGGTTCAATAAATGAATTATAGTCATTTACTTCAAAACCAAATAACATATAATATTTTTGTAAGAATGTAATTTCTTTGGGAGATGGAACACTAATCTTCATCGTTAAACCATTAATACTATTTGCAATTTGGAAGGCGTTTCCCATTTCTGATTCTGTTACTGATGGCGGTTGTAATGCTAAATCTTTATATTCTGCTTGTTGTTGTTTATAGAAATTATATTCTTCATTAAACTTACCAAATAATGCAGTTGGACTTAAATTACTTGCTACACTTACTGCGTCATAAAAACGTGATTTTGGGTCACTACCATTTAATACATTATCTATACGACTTGTGATTAATTGACTTTCTGCATTACGCTGTCTATTAGCTTGCTGTGATTGACCTAAAATACCGTTATTGATTAAAATTGGTACTTGTGCAAAACTATTAAATGTTATATTTGTATTTAAGAATGAACCTGTATCAATTAATATATCTTTATTTTTAGCAAGTATCGGTCTATCGTTTTCAGCACTGTTATAATCAACTGGATATACTCGCACTTCATTATGATAACCAATGATGGATTTTGTACGTAACTTAACACCTGTTTTTTGTGAAATTTTACCAGCGTCAAGTAACATTGTGTTACCGTTCCAGTCATAAAATTCAATCGTCATGTACTCATTACGTATCATATGTTTAAACTCGTCTTTTTTAGACAACATCATCTCTTGTAGTTTAGTAAAACTTAATGATAAATCGTTTAAACTCCATTCTTTTGATTTTCCACCCTGTTTTAATGTCTTTAATCCAGTAATTTTTTCACTTGTCTTAACGTCCTCTAAATCTTTTGTATTAATAAAATCTTTAGGTAACATTTGAACCTTTTGAAAGTTTTGTGTAATCCATGGATATGCACTCATTTTATCCATAAAGTTAATAAAGTCACCATATTCCATAACGTATAAGTTGACTGGTGATGTGATATTGTCATATATCGTACCTTTAGACGTATCTAAGTTTGGCTCTTTTTTTGTACCAAATTTCTTTGATAAATCAGCGCTTGACTGGAATAACACTAAATTTTCCAAATACTGTTGCATTTGGTTATACACATAGTTTTTATTAGATACTTTTAACACATCATCATTGTTACGTAACATTGGTAACATATAGTTATACGTGCGTTTTGATAAGTGTTGACGTTCAATATTAACGTTTGAGAGTTGCTCTAATACATTACCTTGCGTGTACGTCATAATAGTATCAATCACAAAATATATTTTAACCACTACATCATTCACGTATTCTATTTGATTCACAAAAGCGTAATAGCGTCTGTCCTCAAAATCTGATAAAAACGTCATATAGTTAATTCCTTGTGCGTCATGCCACTGCATATCTACATTAATTTCCATTCTATCGCGTATAAAATTATACGGTTGTTTGGAATAGTCTAACGATTTAAAATGACGACCATTTAAAAAATAATCATCACGTTCTTGATTACTATTAAAATGAATTGTATTTTGATAATCTGTAAACGGTGTGTTATAGAAAAACTTAAAATTCGTTAATTTTCTCATATTTTCCTCCTAATATAAAAATAGTCGTATAAATTATTTATACGACTATTATATCATTTTAGACAATGATTTGTGTATCTATAACAAAACGTTTATCTCCATTTGTTAAGTCACTATCTTGATAAGATGATGTAACAAAATGTAATTCGTTATTAAAGTTTAAATACATTCTTGTATTTATCATTTTTGTATCAATGGCACATTGCGTATAATGATGTGTTGATTTTAAATTTGCATTAATACTGCCTAATTTTATATCACCATTTTTCTTGATTCCTTTAATTACACCTCTTAATTGAATCGTGCGTATATTATTATTTGTAATTATACGATATTGCGGTGCAGGATAACCACTATTACTATCACTTGCTATAATCCCATTTTCTAATGTAATATCTTGCCACCCTGTATCATTCACAGTTGTTTTTGTGTCATCAATTTTTTTATTGATTGTTGTTTTATTTTCATTAATTGTATTTAAAATTTCTATTTTATCATTAGTTATTGTAGCAGTTAAATTGTTAATACTTTGGGTATTATTACCTACACTTTCTTTTGTAGAGATAATATCTTGTTTATTTTTTTCAATATCTGCTTCATTTTTTGTGTTTTTATCATCTAATAAACGAATTGCAGATTCATGATTACTTAGTTTATTTGTATGTTCTGATTGAACATCTGATAAATTTTTTATTTTTTTATCTTGTTGTACATTATCTTCTTTAATATTAATAATGTCTGTAGCGTTTTGAGAAATATTATTTTTATTTGTAGCGATATCATTTTTATTTTTATTAATGTCTTTTGTGTTCGTATTAATTTTACTTAATAATTCATCTTTAAAGGTTAACTTATAATAATCCTCATCACGTCTTATATAAATGTTACCGTCCTTTGTAGTAATTAAGTCATTTGCTTCTACTAAATTATCATTTAATTTATCTACAGAGTCAATGTTGCGCAAACTTCTTACAATTCTATCAGCCATTGTTTACACCTCTTATTTATATCGTTTCCAACTAAATTCAAAGAAAAATCCTAAAATACCCATTATGAGAACACCCCCCAAGGTACACCAATACTATATGCATTACCTGTTTTTCCATTCCATTGTCTAACTGGTAAATAATAACGAGTTCCTTGCCAGTTATAACCAATCCAAACTAACCCATCTGATAAACAAACTTCGTCATATGGTGTATAACCATTTGGTTGGAACCAATATCCATTAGGTTCACTTAATTTAGGACTACCTACACGTGCAAATATTGGTAAAAATCCACATGTAAATGTTGCATTTTCATTTCTGTAATATGTTCCGTATTGGTTTTGTTTCCATTTTCCAAATGTATTTACTTTTGATGTTTCTAATACATTACTATTACTAGAAGAAAATTTAGGTCTAATAAAGTGTGTTACACCGTCATAATAATGTGTTCTTATTGTTGCTTTTTCCCAACCGTCAAACCCACCACCTAACCAGTTTTGCTCTAAACATGTATAATAATCAAGATTTCCACTTGTTACACATTGGATATGACCATATTGAGAATTTGTGTATACTCCAACATCACCTAATTGAGTTTTAAAGCTCGGTGTATTTTCATACACCGTTGCTAAACCTTTAAAGTCATTATTAATTGCGTCTTTGGCATTACCCCACATACGCACTTTACCGTCAGTAATATAATAGATATAAGCGACAGCTAAGTCCATACATTGAAAACCATATGCACCATCAAAGTCAACACCAACACCTTCATGTTTATATATCCAATCTTTCGCTTGTTGTTGTGATTTCATTTATAACACTCCTATTTTTTATGTTTTGCTACCCAATCATATTCACGATGTTTCGTTTCAGCATTAACATTACTAAAGAATTCTTTATGTTCGGACAAATTAGCCTCTAATGTTTGTCTTATTTCTCCAACTGCGTTACCACTTGACACACGTAACCATGCACCAACACGTTTTATTTCTTCCGGTGCGTCTTTGAATAATTCCATTTGGTTACCTGTAATGTAATATTCTCCGGGTGTTGTAACGTAAGCTATCCAATTATTATATTGACTTGCTTCTAAATATTCTTGATATGGTGCGTCTGTTTTGATTGTTGTCCATAAACCATAATCCCATTTTAATGTAAATACATCGAGCGTCATACCACGCACTATTTTAACCATTTTTCGACCAGTAGAAAAACGCGTTAATTCTTGTACTGTACCTAATGTTTGTGTTGTAGGGTATACATTGATGAAACAACCAGCGTCTATAATTTTTTTACTACCATTCATTGGCATATTTTTAAGTTTACTAGCTGTACCACCGTCAATATAATAGAACCCTGCTTGTGTTAAGTCATTTAAATCGTCAATATGATCTGGAATTGATAACGCACGACCATCGTCTTTTGTTAATTTATAGTTTTGTGAACCTCTCGCACGTAATGCTTCAAAGTGTTCATATTCTCCAAGTTGGAAGAAACCATATAAATTATTGAATCGTTTTCCACCACCGCCATTAGTCATAGCAAGTAATAACGATTTACGCTTTGTTTTAGGATTGGTATAAATACAAATACCCTCAGGCTCTTTAAAGTTATCACGTGGAAAATTAATTCCGTCTTGATATGATAATTTAAACGGATAATCATAAATCTTTTGACCTGTTGTTAATGAATATTTACCGATTTGAACGTGTGAATTAACTGAACTGTTACCACTTAACCAGTATAAATCATCTCCGTCAACGGCTATCCCTTGCATCCAACGATTATCATTGTTTTCTGAATTATCAATCGTCATTTCTTTTTCTACATTATCAATGTGATTTTTTACGTCAGCTCTTGAACGCACCTGTATTGTCCCGTCACCGAATCTTAAAACGATTTTGTCATTTGCTTCATCAATTAACGGTGTAAACGTATGTTTGTTTAAAAGTGACTGTGGTGTATAATCGGTTAACCCTTTTGCTTCTTCTAAATCTAATACATAGTTATCTTTATAAGCCACTTGTAACAGTTTTGCAACACCATCGTGATGTAACCATATTTTCATTTCTCCATTAGATTGACGTTCTAATCCAATTGTTGTACCATGACCACCCTGTACAATACGCATACTTGAAATTAAATCGCCACTAGGCGTTAATTTATTAATCCAAAATCCCTCAGGTGTTTGTGAATCTGATTGTGTAGAGTACATATGGTTTGTTTCTTTATCTATGTTTATAGATTGGTTAACAGCATTACGAATACCACCGAAGCCCATAACAAACTTTGGTTCAAGCTCATTTAATTCAAAGCCATTTACAAAACGGTCAATGTCTTTAATTAAGTCTTTCACTTCTGCTTTAAAATCATTCATTTGTTTCATTTCTGCAACTTTAAATAATGCAAATGCAGATGTAAGACCAGCACTATATTTAGTAAATTCATCATGAATAATTTTATCTATTGTACCGTCATTTAACCAACCTCTAAATAAGTCTTTAGCCTGTTCTGGGAATGCTTTCATTAATTCATCCCAGTTTCTGAAACGTTTTTTTAACTCATCGTCATAGTCCCAAATACGATGTGCTAATACTTCAATGAGCTTTGATAATCTTGAAATATAATCATAATATGATTTTGAATTGGTATTATAATCTGCTCTATCATCGTAAAACGGTGTATAACGTTCTCTCGTTTTATATATTTCGTCTAAAAATGGACGAATATCGTCAAAATATTTAAAATCGTTTTCATTATATGCCATAATTTACCACCTTTACCAAATTTGTAAAAAACATTTTTTATCAAATTCATTTAAAATTTTCTTTCTTAAATCGTATACTTTATCAATATTATCAATTAAATACTGTTTTGAAAATTGTGTTCCTTTCGCATTAACTTTTTGATTTTGATTACGTTTTGCGTTTTGATTACTTTCGTTACTTGATTTATTCACAGTTTTACCGTTATCAATCGTGTTATTGTCTGCAAATTGTAACGTTGTTTTATCTACATCAATGTTAACCTCGCTTTGTGGTAATGACGCATAAGCATTTCTGTTCGCTGTCATACCAGTTGAATTGTCTAAAGATGTGGCATTTTGATTTGAAGTTTCATCTGTGTTGTTTGTTGTATCTTCATTATGTTCTGTGAAACCTTGTGATTGTAGATATTTTTCAACTTCGCTTGATGAATAAACCACATTCAAATAATCCTCATGTGTGATACATACAGTAATCACTTGCATGCCAAAAGCTTCAACTGTTTGTCTGTTGATTTCTCTATCTAAAAAGTGTATTGTAAATGATTTTTTAAAAAGTAAGTCAGATAAGTCATCTTTAAGTTTAAAACCTTTAAACACTTTTTCATTAACGATGGCTAAAACGTCTTTGTCAAACTTCAACATTTTTTGCATGAATTGAAATTCATCATCATAAAACGTTAATTTATCATTATTTACAAATTCATTAAAACCTTTTTTAATTAATTCTGATTTAATAAAATCAAATAAAGTCATTGTATATCTAGCCATTGTATTCACTACTTTCATCATTAGACAATGTATCTATCATTGTGATTTCTGAAGTAACTTCATCGTCGTAATACGGTTTAATATCTAAACCATAACGTTTTGATAAGAATGTAATCGGTTCACGACCTTTTAAATAAATATTACTATTTGATGTGGTAAAACCTCGGTTGCTTTTTGCCTCTTCGTCCGAAACACCGCTTTCCTTATCCACTGCTAGTGAATTAATACCTAAATAGTTACTTAATTCACTAATTTTATTTTGGTATTCTCTTTTCATCTCAGTTAGTGCTGGAATCACACTATTACTGGTTAAATCTATGATATCATCATCGGCGTTAAACATAGGTGACATTTTAACAAATGGTGCACCATTGTATATTTCCGATACAAGTTGATTAACTGACTCATCATTAATGTCTGATTTAAATATTTTGCTAAATTTTGCTTGCATAATTAATGAAAATCGAGATAAAACAACCTCAGATAATTCATCAGTATAATGTTCTATAATTTCTATATCACTATTATATTGAATTGGTTTATTTTGCATGACAACAAAGTTACCACTCATACAGTTATCATATATTTTATGAATCTGTAAGCATTCATCTGGTATTAAATAGTCTGGGACAATGAAATAAATATCATCTTTTGTTAATCGTTTTTGAAATTGGAAGTTAAAGTTTGATGAAAAATTTGGTGCTTGATTAAAGTAAGTATTATTTACGTAACCAAGAATCATAATTTGTTCATTTCTTGCTTTGCCAACCACTACATTGATGTTTTGTCTTAATGCTGATTCTAATTGAATAAAATCTATACCAACCGTATCACGATTGGTATAGTTGATGAGTAGTGGTAAAAATTCCAAATAACGATTAAACATAAGACGTTTAAATCTGTTGCGATGTTCAACAACTCTTTTGTTGATTTCTTTTGATAATTCAACGTTTAAACCTCTTTTATCGTTGTTCATATTTACGCTCCTTTTATTCTGTTGCTTCTTCCTCTGGTTTTGGTGTTACATCTTGGTCAGTAATTAATATTTTATTAAAGAATGGACTAATAGCCTTGAATGAATAATAATGAATCCAGTGTGTGACCTCATCAAATTCACCATTATAGAATGGTTGTTTTAACATACCTTTGGTATAACGTTTGTATTTAATTGCATTAATATCTAAAATAAATGCATATAAATCTGATTTTGGTTTAATTTCTTCAATGTTACCAGTAAACTCTTTAAGTTTAGAAACATCATAAGTAAATACTGCATCAACTGGAATTGTGTCACCCATTTGCGACTGATAATCACCGTAAGCACGTAAAAAGTTAATAGATTCTTGGTTTTGTAACTTAAATTCTTTTGTTACTTTAAACACACCACCTAAATCGTCAAAACTGATAACGTGGTCTGTGAAGTCAATACCAGCAACTTGGAACGTATTCGCAATTTTTGTATCTAAAAGATAAGATTTTAAAGAGTCAGTCGTTAAAATAACAATATCTTTTAATTTTGATACAGTTGTATATTGTCCAATTGCACCACCAGAAGCACGATGAACTTCATTGTATTTAGCGCTGTTGTTTTGTAAGTTTAAAATTGCTTCAAATACTTTGCTTGCTAAATCTTCTTTTGATGTTGTTTTACGTACGTTTGACTCTGATAATTGATTTAATGAGTAATCAACCAACATTGCTCGCATTTCTTTTTCTTCTAATACATTAATATCAGAAATTTTCTTTTTATATACACCTAAAGCGTAATTTGTTGCATCTGCTAATGTTTGGAAATTAAAACGTGTGTCATTGTTGTTTAATGTGAATTTTTGTTTCTTCACAATACCACTACCATATAACTTAGTAGCCATACGTGGATAATTACGTTTTAACATTAGCTCTTCATTTTTAGATAAATCCATATTAATTGGTACTGTATCCATAATGACATATTCTTCACTATACTGACCAATAAAGTCTTGTTCTTTAGCTAACCAATTAAAACGGTTACCTAAAGCAATATCAATTAATAATGTCTCGTTAATCTTAGGGAATAAATATTTATTTACAAATGTTTCAAACATTGTATTAGTGTTATCCCATTTATCACCAAATGTCCAAGATTTTGAATAATCATGGTTAAAATCTTGTAATGCAGACTTTGCAGATTTTGCTACTAAAAGCGCTGTTTCGTTTTTTTTACTTGCTACTGCCATAATTTATTATTCCTCCTCTACGTCTCCGCTAAAAGTTTGTTTTGAAAGTGAATGGATTTGTACACCGTACTCATCTTCACTTTTGTTTACATCTATTGACATATTTTCATTTAATTCAGTACGTTTATTTAAACGTGAATCTTCATATGATGTTCCCATCATAGAACGCATGTTATTACCTTCATACATATTATTTTCCTCCTAATCTAAATCTAACTTGTCAACTAATTCTTCATCTGAATAGTCTTTGTCTTCTTTGTCTGCATTTGTTACATCTGGTTGTGTTTGTTGTGGTTGTTGAATTTGTGATGAAACAAAAGTAGTCATTTGTTGCTCTAATGATGTAATACGTTGTTCTAATACAACAGGGTCGTATTTTGAACTATCTTCATCTGTTATAGTAGGTTCTAATTTATTCTCATTTTCTACTTCAATTGTTTCTACTGTTTTATCTTCAGTAGGTTCTTCAGTTGGTTCTTCAGTTGGTTCTTCAGTTAGTTCTTCAGTTGGTTCTTCAGTTTTTTCATTGTCGTCTGGTTTTACGATTTCATCAAATTCTGTCATTGTGACACCTCCAAAATATTTTATAACTAATTATATCATAGAATATTTAAATAAGTAAATTAAATTTATTTAAAAGCGTGAACATAGTTTTGGATAAAAGTCAATAGATACATAAATTTTGTATTTGATGAATATGTTATAGGTTGGATAAGTTGGAAAAGTTGTTACACAGTATTTATAAGTTTAGTTTAGAAATGATAAGTTAATTTATAAGTTTTTG